GGTGGTATTGGTGGTATTATGAAAACTGCGGCAGGTTCATCTGGTTTCTTACCAGCATCCAAACAGTTCGCACAAGACATGATTGAAAAAGCAATCAAGGACGCTGACAAATAATCATAAAAACCTATTGACTTTGTAAGTCACTTATGTTAATATATAAAGAGTGTGTAAAAGCACTCTTTTTTATTGTCCAACTTATAGGAGATTTATATGTCAATTGACGCAATTAACGAAGAAGAAAAAGCAAAACTCATTCAATTAGTGAACGAAGGTTGTTTAGTTCTACAAGAATGTGAAGACCTGAAAGGTGGATTACGTGATACTGTAAGAGCAATTGCTGAAGAAATCGATGTTAAACCATCAGTATTGAACAAAGCAATATCTGTGGCACACAAAGCCAAATTAGCAGAGACTCGTGCCGACTTTGAAGATATGGAAACTATCCTAGAAACAGTAGGTCGCACTCTTTGAGTTATGTAGATGCTTTCTACAACAAAGACAAAGACATTGTTCAAGTTGTAGAACGAATTAAAGGTAAACGTGTTTACAGTGATTATCCAGCGTGGCGTACTTTCTATGTGAAAGACCCACGTGGTGACCACACAAGTATTCACGGTGATAAAGTTCGTCAAATCAAATGTAAACGTCTCAAAGACCTCCATAAAGAACGAAAGATAAACGTAGGCAAAACATTTTACGAAAGTGATATGAAGCCTGAAGTTAAGTGTTTGAGTGAGAACTACAACGGCGTAGAATCACCAAAACTTAATACTGCTTTCTTCGATATTGAGACTGACTTTGATGCGACTAAAGGCTTCGCTGACCCTAGTGACCCGTTTATGGCAATCACAGCCATTACGGTTCATTTACAATGGCTTGACTTACTTGTCACACTCGTAATCCCACCAAAGGGTATGCGTGAGGGCGAAGGCTTAGAAGAGGCACAACGCATTTGTTCACAATTCGAAAACACAGAACTCTATCTAAGTGAAGCAGATATGCTTAATGATTTCATGGATGTCATTGAAGACGCTGATGTATTAACTGGTTGGAACTCTGAAGGTTATGATATTCCATATACTGTTAATCGAATTACTAGAGTACTGAGTAAGTCACATACACGCAAGATGTGTTTGTGGGATTTAGTACCTCAGAAACGTAAGATTGTAAAATATGGTAAAGAACAAGAAACATTTGACTTGTTTGGTAGAATTCACCTCGACTACTTAGAACTCTATCGTAAGTATACTTACCACGAAATGCATTCATATGCACTTGATACGATTGGTGAACATGAAGTAGGTGAACAAAAAGTTGCATATGATGGCACACTCGACCAGTTATATAACAATGACTTCTACAAATTCGTAGCCTATAACAGACAAGACGTTGCACTACTTGATAAGATTGATAAGAAACTAAGATTTATCGAATTAGCAAATGAGATTGCACACGATAATACAGTGAATATCAAAACAACAATGGGTGCTGTTGCTGTTACTGAACAAGCAATCATTAACGAAGCACACAGACGAGGCATGGTTGTTCCTGACAGAAAAAGACGTGAATGGTCAGATGATGATGTTGATTTGAGTGATGAAGAATTACATGACTTAGAAATGCAAAAGGCCGCAGGTGCTTTCGTGGCAGTTCCTAAGAAAGGTTTACAGAAGTGGGTAGCAGGTATTGATATCAACTCTCTTTATCCATCAGTTATTCGTGCAATGAATATGTCGCCAGAAACTATCGCTGGACAACTAAGACCAGATTTGACTGAAAAGATGATTGGTGACCGAATTAAAGAAGGCAGAAAAACTGGTGCTAAAACATATGGGTCTTCTCAAGCATGGGATGAAACGTTTAGTTCAGAAGAGTTTCGTGTTCTAAATGAGAAAGACAAAGCAAGTAGAGTTACGTTAGTACTGGAAGATAGTCCATACGAAGACATGAAAACAACTCAAACAGTATCTGGTGCAGAAGCATATGACTTGATATTCAATAGCGGATTGAACTGGACTGTGACTGCAAATGGCACTATATTCAAACAAGACGTACAAGGTATTGTCCCTAGTTTGTTAGAACGTTGGTATGCAGAACGACAAGTGATGCAACAAAGCAAAAAGAAGGCTATTGCAGATGGTGAT